ACGCGATCAAAGGCAGCATCAGGCGCGTTCAGGATTTCCGCCACCTGCCATTCCGGCATGCCCTGCATATCGGGCTGCGCGACCCGCGCGGCCAAAACATCGCTCATGGTCTGATCCTTTCGTAGATACCGATACCGAGGCCCACCACCGCCGCCCCCACTGCCACGAGGAACAGCCGGTCATGCGCGCCCCAAAGCGCCACGGCCAAGGCCGCGCCAGCGGTGACGAAGAGCGCATCCTGGGTGCAATCCCGCGCACCAGCCCAGCCCGGCGCGCGCCGGTAATCCGGCACTTCCTTCGCCAGCGCATAGCCCAGCGCCGCGATGGCGAAGGCCCAAAGCGCCGGCAGGAAGAACAGCAGCGCACCCGCCAGCACCACGCCGATCATGGCGTGCGCCAACTGTGCGGCGGCCCAAGCGAACCATGACGCCTTCTGCGCGTCAGGCCGCGCCAATTCCGCCAAAATCTGTTTGACGCGCCACCACATGGGCTCAGCCCTCCGGCTGCGTGATGGTCCAGGATGTCACGCTCACCCGGCCATTCACCGTGATACCCGTGCTGGCCAGCGTCATATCACCGCCGCCGCCGGTGACGGTGATGTTGCCATCGATCACCGCCTGACCCGAGGAATTGAAGGCACGGAACCAGCCTGCCGTGCCGGTGGCGTCAGCCAGCAGATCATCCGTGATGGCATTGGCCGTGACACGGCCACCCGGGTTGGCATCGGTTGCCGTGCCAAAGGCTGGATTACCGAGCGTGAGCGTGGCCAGCAGCGTCCCGGTCGCCGCCGCATCTACCTCAGCCGGTTGGCTACCGGTGTAGATATTGATCGTGCCGCCGTTCAGCAGGCCAGCGATGGCGCCTGCCATGGCGCGGGCGGCGGCGTTGGAAATGCGCGTAGGCATCCTGTTCTCTCCTTCTTGCGTTTCAGGCGATGGTGGCGGCAACGGCGAAAACGCCGTCAATCTGTTCATCGGTGGCGATATTCGCTTCCACCACCAGCGCAAACAGCGGGTCTGACCGCAGCATGCGCGTGATGCCGGCGAATTTCAGTTCCGCTTCCAGCTTGGCTTCGGTGGGTAGTTCCGCGATGGCCTGCGCAAAGGCTGGCGGCATGATGCGCTGGCGCACGGCGGCCAGCGCTTCCTCATGCGTGATGAAATTGAGCTTCCATGCGGCCATCATGAATTGCCAGAAGGTGACATCGGTGGGCGGCGGCGGAGGCGGCGGCGGTGGTGGGTCGCAGGCTTCCAGCGCTTCACCATTCCAGCGCTGCCGCGCCGTATCCGTGAGCCACGCGGCATAGGTTTCATCAGTGATCTCCACAGCACCTTCCGGAATGGCATCGCCATGGATTTCCGGCGTAAAGAAGCCCGTCGCGCGGCCTTCATGATTAATGGTGGCGAAATAAGTCATCTTCGGTTCCTTTAATGGCCAAGGGCGATCAAAAAATTCGCCTGCCCCCACAGGTTTACCGTCGTCACGTTCGGGCCGGGGGTGGCGAAGTTGGCACTGCCCGCACCAGGTGAGTTATCCGAGTCACTTACGACGACTGACAAACCTTTTGTCGGGAAGGCGATAGGCAGCGTGAAGGTGCTCGTCACCAAAATGCCACCCCATTGAATGATCAGCCCACCCGGCAGCCGCTGATACCCCGACGCGGCGAAGCTGCGCGCGCTGATGCCCAGCGCCGCCGGCGTCACCGCCACATTGGCGAGCGACCCGGCATCGGTTTCAGCGACTGATGCAAAGCGGCTAATGCCGGCCACAGCGCTGGTCGCCGCGGGCATATCTGGCCGCAGCAGCACCCAGGCGCCCACGCCATCAGACACCAGCGTCACGCTGGCCCATTGACCGCTCAGCACCACGGATGTCGCGCCTTCAATCGTATCCGCACCGGCGCGCTGCACGGTCACGGTATTCGCGGTGCTGTCGGTCTTTTCAATCTGGTAGCGGATCGGCCGGCCGCCCAGCGCATTCGCCGCAGGCAGGGTAATGGTGCGCGCGCCGCTGGATGCATTCACCAGCACCAGGCCGGCATCATCCACGCTGAGCGTTGTGTTGGCCGAAAAGCTGCCGAGCCCACCACCAAACAGCCGATCCAGCGATTTCCGCACCTGCGCCAAATCCGAATTCGAAGCAGTGATGCCACCGCGCAGGATCACGCCAATCAATTCTTCCTGGACGGCATTGAACCATTCAAAGCCAGGCGTTGTAGCGGGCAGGCCACTTCCCGGATTACCCGCGGTGAAAAACCCAGGGGCACCAGGTGAAACCGGCGGCGCCGGCATGGTGGCGACCGCTGAGGATCGAGTTACGCGCTGCATCGTGTGTTTCCTTTACGCATAGCTGAAAATCGGCACGGTATGCGCCGGGGCAAAGCGGCGGATCGCGCATTCATAGGCACCTGTCCGCCATTGGCTGAGCGGCGTTTCGCAGCCATCTTCGCAGGTGAATTCCACCACCAACTGCGCGCCACCCGCCACCTGGAAGGCATGCGCCCAAGCCTCATCCAGCAGCGGCGCTTCGCAGGCGTCTTCGCAGTCATGCGGGGTGAATTCCGTGAGCGTGACGGTATCGCCAAGGCGCGCCGCCAGGCCGATGATGGCGGCAGGTGTCGGTTCAAACCGTTCAATCAACCGCGCCAGAATGCGCTGGCGGCGTTCTTCCACGGTGGCGATGTAGCGCTGATCGGCGGCGCGCGTGCTGGCGGCGATGGTGCCTAAGGGTGGTCGGATTGGGCTCGACAATCGGCCAAGTTCTAGCTGCGGCAGCCCAATGCGAAGCGTGACATCAACCGTGGTGTTGGGATTGGGCATAAAATCGAATTGCGATCCAGCTAGCCCGGTTGTCGCTGGTAAAAGCGTGGCGGTGATGGAATACCGCTGTTGGGCCAGCCTCGCCCCAGATGGCGCGACAGATGAAAAATACTGCCCTAGAAAAGCGCCCCCCGCATTCCATGCAGTAACATAAAGGCGGCACTGCGAAAACCCAGTCAGGCTTCCGGCGACCACGCGCATGAATTGCGAATAGGTCCAAATGTCATTTTGCGCTGCCTGGCGATAGACTTGATCGGCGCGGATGATGCTGCCGGTGGGCGATGCGCTGGCGGTGCCTGAGATGCGAAAATCAACATAGGCAATGCCATCCTCGATACCGAAGCCGGCGACCGCGATGGATAGCCCAGAAATTGGAAAGGCGGCCCAATTGGTCGGCATGGTGCCGGGCGTGCCGACAATCGCATCAACGCCGGCTGGATTACGGATGCCATTAGTAGCCACATCTTCCACCAACACTGCTTCGGTGCGCTGGCCCGCTTCATCATATAAATAGCGCGGTTCATCCACCGCCGCTTCGCGCAGCACACCCGCGCCATCGAAGTACCACGCCGTGCTGGCGCGGCTGAAGCTCTCATTCGGGTAGCATTCATCGGGCAGGCCCAGCGCACGTTCCCAATCGGCCAGCATTTCCGCCGTCCGCGCCGGGTCGCTTTCCAGCAGCAGCGCTTCCACCCGGCCATCCACCCGCGCCAATTCCGCCGCAGGCACCGTCAGCAGCCGTTCCAGCTTTGACCCAGGCTCCCGCGCCAGCGCATCACCTGGCGGCAGCAGGGCCAGAAGTTGGGAAAGATAGGCGCTGCTATCCATGCGTCAGGCCCAGGTCACGGCGCCAAGCGTGGCAATGGTGCCCGCAGGCAGGGCGATATCGGCGGCGGGCGCCACCAACAGATGCGCCACTTCGCCCAGCGCGCCGCTAATGGCGGCCGAGATGCGCGATACGCGGATGGTGCCGCCTGGCTCGGCTTCCCGCATAAAAAAGTCAGCAAGCTCCGCCAGCACTGCCGCGCGAATGGCAGCACTATCCACCGCCAGGTCAATCGTCAGCGCCACAGCCTGGGTGGCAGGCGCGAAGGCCGTCACCACAGCCGTCACAGGCCGGCGCGCATCCAGCGCGGCCTGCACGGCGGCAACCAAGGGCGCGGCAGGAATGGCGCCACCGGTGGTGACAAAGGCCACGCCAACCGTCCCCGCGCCCAGCCAGGAAGGATAAACCCAAACGCGCTCCACACCCGCGACAGCCAGCGCCCAGGTCACATAATCATTCGCAGCGCCACCTGCGGGCGGAGACTGAATGCGTTGCAGCAGCCGCGCGCGCAGCCCTGCATCGCTTTCCGCATCGGCGCCAGCCGCAAGGCCACCCGCGGCCACGCTGGCGCTGGGCGCAATGCCAGCCACCGGCGCCACCAGCGCCAGGCTGATCCCGGCCTGGCTATTGCCAGCCGCGCCCGCCACCCGCGCCACCACATTGCCCGTGCCGCTGCCGCCGCCGCCAATCGTCACATCCGCCGCCAGCAGAAACCGCGCATCATCGCCGCGCCGCAATTCGGTATTCGCTGGCACAATCGCGCCGGGCGTCCCGGTGAAGGTAACGCTGCCCAATGCCGCCGTGGCGGCGATGCGCGTGATGCCCCAAATGGCCGCGTGGCGCGCCAGCACTTCATCTTCGGCGGTATCCGGCAGGATTTGCAGCGCCGCCCATTCGATATGGCTGTGCAATTCATGGCTGGCGATGGCGATGGCGCGCACCAGCACGTCTTCCATGGAACGCCGCAGCCGCGCATCCGCACCGGGCAAGGCCACCGCAATTTCGGCGCCCATGCGGTTGCGAATTTCAGCGGGCGAAGGGCGGGCAAAGGGCATGTTCAGAGCCTCATTGTGAATTGGCTGGTTTCAATGCCGCTTGGTGTGGCGATCCGCACCGCAAGGCCAAGCACGCCACGCGCCACCCATTCGGCGGTCACCGCCACATCGGTGGCCAGCGCGGCATCCACCAACCAGGCCAGCGCTTCATTGGCGTAATCTTCCGCGCGGCGGCGGGTTTCTTCGGTTTGCTTTTCGCGCCGCAGCAGCCACAGCCGCGACCCGTAGCGGTCTTCCGGGGCAAAGGCATCGCCCACCCAGCCGCGCCGATCACCCTCAGCACCATCATCAGGCCGCGCGCGCGCATCGGTGAACAGGGAAAGCACCACGGCGGTTTGCAGCGCGTCATCCTTCGCCAGCGCGCCGCTGCTGGCCAGCGCCAAATCCGCCGCACCGACGCTGCTGTTCCATTCCAGGGCAATCATGGCGCCATCGCCGGGCTGGGCCCGGGGCTCCCGCCATGCACGTGGCTGTTGTAATCGGCGCGCATGCCATTCATGGACATGCCACCGGAAGCGGCGTTGTCGCGGATATCGCCCATCACATCCAGCGCGCCGGTCACCTCCACCAAAGGCGCTTCCAAAGTGATCTTAGTGTCTGCCTTGATGGTGATTTCATCACCTTCAATTTCAATCGTCCGGTCCGCCTTCAGCGTGATCTTGTGGCCGGTCTGATTGGAATAGATGCAGACATCGCCGGGCTGCATACCTGTTGGCCGATGCCGCCGATCATCGGCGCCGATAATCACCGGATGGTCGCGATTCCCGCCGACGCACACCACCAGCACATCCGCGCCTGGCAGCGGAACCGCAGAAAATCCGTAAGGTTGGATGCGTTCCACATTGTCGCGCGTTTCACCGGCCAGCAGCGTCACCTGGCTGCGCTGCAAGCCATCGCCATCATCCACCGGCCCAAGCGTGCCGCGCCCAATCGCCAGCATCACGCGGCGTTGCAGGGGGGCGATGAAGCGCTTCAATTCGTCCAGCGTCATTCGGCCACCCGCTTCCAGGCGTCACGATCATTCTCGCGGCTTTCGATCTTCGTCTCGAATGGGCCGCTTTCGCCGCCGCCGCCGCCGCCGCCCTTGCCCGGCTCAGGCAGCAGGGCATAGGCATCCACCGGCGCCACCTGCAATTCCGTGACCGTGCCTTGTTCCGTCAGGCTGAACGTCACATTGGAAATCAGCAATTCGCGCTTCAATTCCAGGAAGGCGTCTTCCACCCAGACCTTGGTATTGGGCAGCCAAAGATTGCCGGAAGAACCGCGCCAGCCCGGCACGGTGTAGCGCACGCGCCGGGACTTCCCGGCAGCCACCCGCACTTCATGCGCCGCGCGGTCCTGGAAGGTGACGCCTTCGCCCTGCGCTTCGGCCAGGATTACCTTCGGGCGGTGGCGGATAATGTCTTCATCGGTCGCGCGCGCTTCGCCCTGGCTGGCCGAGGTTTCGCCCTGCGCCTGGCCGCGCACCACAACCACATCATGCCGTTCAGCCACGTCAAAGCTGCCATTGGCGCGCAGGATATTCCCATCCTTCCCGCCCAGCCGCAGCGCGCCAGCCGCTTCACCACCTTCGCCAGCGCGCGTCAGGATCAGCGTGCCCAAGCCATCGCCGGTTGCGATCACCGCGCGTTCGCGTGCGGCCCGCGCAATGGCCTCCCACGCCGCTTCGCCGGGCTGGATCGAAAAGCGCGGGAAGGCTTTACCCAAATCCGCTTCCGCCCGCACTTCAATCCTATAGGGTTCGGCGATGCGCCGCGCCGCTTCTTCCAGGCCGATATTGGCCCATTCGTAAGGGCCATCCACGGTCGCCGCGCAATCCACCAAATCAGCGGTGCGTTCGCGGCCGCGCACGGTCAGCGTGTGGTTCGTGGCGTCGTAGCTGACTTCCAGCGCATCCAGGAAGCCTTCCACCACGGCTTCGCCTTCCAGTGTCAGCAGGAATTCCGCACCTGGCCGGATGCTGCGCGCAATCTGCGCGGCGTCTTCCGCACCGGCCCAGCGTTCCGCCATTTCAATGGAGATCTCCGCCGCCGCCGCATCCAGCCCAAGGCTGCATTTCATGCTGCGCCAGCCGCGATAGGTCAGGCCATCCACGGTCAATTCCACGGTCGCGGCAATCGCGGCGCTCATACCAGCACCTCAATCGGCTGAGCGGCAGGGACGAAGCCCGGGTGGCGCACGCGGTTGCGCGCGGAAAGCGCAGCGCCTCGGCCAAACACATCCGGCAGGCTATCCCCATCCAGCCGATACGCGATCAACGAGGCAGGCATCACGCCCGGTAATTCCAGCCGCTTGATGCGCGGCAGCGGCGCGGCACGCTCAGCCAGGTCAGCGGCACTGGCGGCACGCAGCGCCACCAGGCGCTGCCACACGGCATCCCATCCCGCCGCCGCCACGCGGTCCGCAGCCGCGGCCAGCGCATCGGATACCTTGTCCCGCGCCACCATCGCTTCATCGCGCGATGCCCATTGCACCGCCGCTGCGGCGCGGGC